TATGGACATCGAATAAGGAGAGGTGATACCAATGGAGAGGGAGACCGTGCTCATCACCATCGGCCTGATCGTCCTGGGCCTGCCCAGCGCCATCAACACGATCGGCAGCGCCGTCGAGAAGCTGGCCAGAGCCAAGAAGGCCGTGGAGGCTCCGAACGCCGCCCAGGACGAGAAGATCGCCGACCACGAGGAGCGAATCGCGAGGCTGGAACGCCACCAGGAAAGCGACCACAAGGAGCTGGCCGCGATCCGGGAGTATAATCGTATCAGCGCCCTGGCCCAGATCGCGCTGCTGGACCATGGCCTGGACGGCAACAACATCAAACCGATGCAAGACGCAAAGGACGAGCTGAACCACTGGCTCGCACGGAAATAGGAGGAGAAAGTCATGAAAAAGGAAGACATCATCCGCAAGCTGACCAGCCGCAAGCTGTGGGTCGCGATCGCCGGCTTCGTCTCCGGCCTGATCGTCGCCATGGATGGCGATGCTGAGACCGCTGAGACCGTCGGCGGCCTGATCCTGCAGGGCGCCTCCGTCCTGGGCTACATCCTGGCCGAGGGCCTGGCAGACGCAGCACACGAATAAAACGAGTAAAAGGGCACCCTCCGGGGTGCCCTCTTTTTTTATGCCTTGACGGACGACCAACGCCGTCCTATAATATCCTCAAAATGCTGAGGTGGTGCGGTTTATGAGACGTGTACATCATGGTGAGGCGTGTGAACCAGCTTATACATGATGTACACGTACGGCGTAAAAAATTACAGCCGCAGTGTAACAGCTATATTGAATGGATCAACGCCCGACCTGTTCTGGCGTTTTTTATTTTGTCCCTCGCTAGGCGATCCGGTGAAATCGATCCGGTCGACGATAGCCTTCAGTGCTTTGTTTTTCTCCTTCGGCGTGGCCTCCGGGTCCTTCAGCATGGCGATGGCGTCCTCCAGCTTTGCGATCCGCTCCGCATAATCTACGGACTCAGGCAGCAGCGAGCGAGTCTTATATATCTGTGCCTGGCAGTCTTCCATTTTAGCACGCAGGGCAGCATTGCGTCGATCGAACAGATCCTGGCTGTACTTCCCGGTCTCCAGGAGCTCGTACTGTTTCTCCTCCTGGTCTCTGTACTCGTTCATCTGCTTCTCCAGCTTTTGCAGCAGGCGCTTCTGGATCTTCGCAGCGTCGCCGTCGTTATTCTTCAAGCGCATCTGCAGCTCCGGCAGTTCGGACTCCTCCAGGGCGGCCAGGACGGCCTCGTCGATGGCGCTCATCTTGACGGACTTATAACAGCGCGGACGGGTCCGGCATTCATAGCGATCCTCCGCTTTTTTGTACGGGTGCTGGTACATGACCTTCCCACACTTCGAGCAGAACAGGACGCTGCTGTACGGATTTTTCAGCTCGTACGTGTGCTTCTCCCTGGGATTACGTGCCACCAGCTCCTGGGCGGCCTTCCACTGGTCATTCCCAATAATGGCCGGATGCTTACCTTCGGCGATGATCACGTCCTCCTCCGCCTGGCTGAGGCGTTTGACCACGATCTCACCGTTTTCCAGGACCGGCGTATGTTTGATCTTATTGAATACGACCTTCCCATTATAGTGGGCATTGCGAAGCATATGGCGGACCGTGGCCTTCTTCCACTCCTCACCGCGCGGCGCTTTGGCGCCCATATCGTTCAGCCGGTCCGCGATCCGGCCAGGCGTGAGCTGCTCCTTCGTGTACAAATTGAACACCAGGCGCACCACTTCCGCCTCGTCCTCCAGGATCTCCAGCGTGTGGTCTTTTCCCAGCATGACCTTCTTATAACCGTATGGCGCATATCTTCCGATATAGCAGCCGCGCTTCACAGCCCGGACGCGGCCCATGAATAGTATATCGCGCGTGTATTCATAGAAATCCCGGCCCCGTAGCAGCTCGTCCTGGAAGAATTTGCGCTCCATCTTCTTCTCCAGGTCGTAGGTCATCATCGGCGTGATCACCAGCGTGTGGGACAGCTGGAACCCCTTAATCATTTTATCACAGTCGCCGAGATCTCCACGCGAAAGTCTGGAAGGCTCGACGACCAGGACGCCGCGGATCTTCGGGTCCTCTATGCGGGCCAGCACCTTCTGGATCTCCACACGGTCGGCGATCGACTCGCCAGACACGACTTCCCTGTATATGTTTTCCTCCGGGATCCGGTCGCCCAGCTCGCGCTCAGCATACTCCTGCAGCTGGATCTCATGTTTTGCAAGGACTTCTTCGACTGTTTCGTTCGGATCGTCCTGGCGTGATTTTCTCAAATAGATGAGCAGGTCCTCTACGTTTATATCTTTTATGTTATATAGCATGATGTTCTCCCCCTCGTTTCGACTATTTTCTCATTTTTGAAATGTTATAATTTACTTAATATTCCACGTTTTCCCCATTGTATTGAAAGTGTGAAATATTTTTGATATCGTTTACATCGGAACAGATGTTCCACACATCCAGAAAGGGGCCCAGTATATGACGCAGATCGAACACCTAAAGCAAGCTATCATTGAGCGGGTAAGCGACTCAACAGACGCGAACCTGCTGGACTTCATCCTGAAACTACTTTTTTCGGAGTGCTGATATAATAGATTTAAGGCTCTTATACTCCTCAGCCGGAAGCTCAGCCAGCTGGGCTACAACTTCAAAAAATTCCGGATCATTCCTTAATTTTGAAACGACATCCACGAGGGTGTCGTTCTTTTTTTGTTCTGGCGTCCGAACCTTCGGCACGTCGTAACCCCACAGCCACATCTCTGTAACATTCAGGGCCCGGGCAAGGGCCGCGATCGCCTTCTGCTTCGGCTCATATTTTCCGGACAGGTAACTGCTAAGCGCTCCTTTGTCCAGGCCGGTCTCACGGGCCAGGTCGGCCTGCTTCTTGCCAGCTTCGAGCATGGCCTCACGGAGTCGCTCCGACACGGGAACACGTTGCGCATTTTCCATATATTTCACCTCCTGACACCCTCATAATAGAACACACATTGAGAAAAGTCAATGGAAAACGACTTATTTACAAAAAATAATTGAGAAAACTCAAAAATAACTATTGACATAGGTCTTTGGTCATGGTACTATTGCCCTGGAGTTGAGAAAGCTCAACAACAAATGAAAGGAGGACCTAAATGAGCTACGCAAAGCTGCGCGGTATTATCCGCGAAAAATTCGGCACGCAGGACGCCTTCGCGAAGGCCATGGGAATGAATCCCGCGTCCCTGAGCAGCAAGCTGACCGGCAAAACGGAATGGACCAGGGCGGAGATCGAGAAGGCCTGCATCCTGCTGGACATCCCTCTGGCTGAAGCGCATCTGTATTTTTTTTAACGTAAGAGTTGAGAAAACTCAACAAGGAGGACAGCATGAGCGACTGGACACCGTCCCAAACGTGCCCCGGCTATCGTGAGAAGACGATCCAGCGCGGGTACGCCACCATCGTCATCCGCCGGCCAATACTGGACGAGGCGGAACGAACCAAAAGAGAGCAGTACATCCAGGACGCCCTGGGCAGCGTACTACACGACTACATACATAGGAAGGAAAAGTTAAGCCATGGACGCTAAGGAAACCGTGAAGCAGGGGCTGCAGGCCCGCAAGGACGTAAGAGCGGCCGAGGACCGTGCCGAGAAATTCCGCAAGGATTTGGCAGCGGCCAACGACGCCCGCTTCTATGACCATATCGGCTGGAAGGCCCAGCGAGCCACCCTGCGCAGGGAGCAGGAAATCCTGGCCGGCGTCGTGAACCGGCAGCGGGTCACAATCCTGCAGCTGAAGGAAGAAAAGGCGGTCCTGCTCCAGCGCGAGCGGATGGACAGGCAGCAGCGGATCATGATCAGCATCGTGAAAGCTGCGGCCACCTTCTTCCTGACGATCATCGCCAAGAACCTGGGCTGGATCGTGCCGAACCTGGCGGCCAGCCTGCTGATCGGCTCAGCGTTTTACCTGTGCTTTGCATTCGCCAAGCTGACCCGCAATAAGTAAACCCCGGCCAAGCGGCCGAAGAATTGAATATAGGAGTGAAAAGCATGAGCAACACCATCACCATCGAGCTGTGCAAGGAAGACCGCCAGCGCATCGACGAGCTGATCGCCTTCGCTGGCCTGATCGCGTCCGAAATGAAAAGCCGCCCGCAGCTCCAACTGCTGGATAAGCCCGTAACACCTGCAGAGGAGCACCCCGCCGACGACGACCTGCCCTGGGAGACGACTGAGCCCGCTGCCGAGCCTGAGCAGCCCAAGTACACGACGGCCGACATCCTGGCCAAGGTCCAGACAATGGCCGGCCCTGGCAACCCTAAGCGCGAGCGCGCCAAGGCCATCGTCCAGAGCTACGGCAAGAAAGTCAGCGACATCCCCGAGGACAAGCGCAACGAGGCCATGCAGCGGCTGATCGAGCTGGAGGCCGAAGGATGAGCGGCCGGCACAGCAACAGGGCCCACGCCCTGCTCAGCGCGTCCAGCGCCGACCGCTGGCTAAACTGCCCGCCCTCCGCCGTGGCTGCCGAGGCCTACGTCAACGAGGGCAGCGAGTTCACCCGGGAGGGCACGCTGGCCCACGAGGTGGCTGAAGGCATCGCCAAGGGCGTCGACCCTGAAATCCTGCGGCGTGACTACGAGAAGACCGGAGGCGCTGATGACGTCACCCTGGAGATGATCGACTGCGCGGAAGGCTACGCCGACTACATCCAGGAGCAGATCCACCAAGACGACGCCCTGGTCATGCTGGAGCAGCGGGTCGACTTTTCTCCCTGGGTCCCTGACGGCTTCGGTACCGCCGACTGCATCATCATCCAGGGCAACACCATGGACGTCATCGACTACAAGTACGGCAAGGGCGTGGCAGTTTCTGCCATTGACAACCCCCAGGAAAAGTGCTACGGCCTGGGCGCCCTGAACGACTACGGCTTCGCCTACGAGATCGAGCAGGTCCGGCTGCACATCTATCAGCCCCGGATCAACAACGTGAGCGTGTACGAGCTGACCGCGGACGAGCTGATGGCCTGGGGCGATGACATCAAACCGGTGGCTGACCAGGCGGCCAAGGGCAAGGGCAAGTACAAGGCAGGCAGCCATTGCAAGTTCTGCCCGCACGCTGGCAGATGCCGGGAGCTGACCAAGATCTGCACCGAGCACATCAACACCCACGGCCTGAAGGCCAAGCTGCCCGTCCTGGCCCCGTTCGAGGTGGCCGAGATCCTGGCCATGGAGCCCATGATCAGCCTCTGGCTGAAGCGAGTGAAGGACCAGGCGCTGACGTCCATGCTCAACGGTGAGCAGGTGCCAGGCTACAAAGTGGTGGCTGGCCGTGGCTCCCGCAACTGGGCCGACGACATCGAAGTGGCTGCGACTCTGTCCGCTTCCGGCTACAGCCAGGAGGACTACACCGAGACCAAGCTCCTGGGCGTGGCCCAGCTGGAGAAGGCCATCGGCAAGAAGAAGGTGGCCGAGCTGGTCGGCGGCCAGATCCTGGCCCACACTGGAGCGCCTACCATCGCACCGGAGACCGACAAGCGCCCGGTCTATAACCCGGCAGACGAATTTGACAACCTGGAGGGGAAAGCATGACCACGATCATCATCCTGGCGGCGGCCGTCATCCTGATCGGCGCCCTCCGCATCCGCAACAACGTCGACGAGCATGAGCAGATCCTGCACGACGCTGAGTATGAA